ATGAAAAACTTTAACCAACTTACACAAGTTGACACATCAGAAAACGTTATTATCAACTTAAATACTTACGCAAAAATCGAACAAGCCGAAACAATCGCCCGTAATTGCATCAACTCACATTCAAATCCAACCGATTTTATGATTATCATCTGCTGTATTGCTGATTTGCTGCATTCTGTGATTGAAAAATCTGAATAAAATTAGGTGGGCTAAGTGAGGGAGCCGAAAGGCTAGCCGTGTTCCTTGTAGAGCGGTACTGCGAGCCTTGCTTAGTTCACCGCCAAATCTTAGCAAATTTGGACTAACACAGTAAAATTTCAGTTACAATAATTTATAACAATTTGATATTAAATAAATATTATATTTTATTAGCTTTGTGATATTAGTTCCAACATCACCAAAAATAAAAATATTATTATTTATCATTATATTAAATATTTACCACGATCTTTTTATAAGTTAAAAACTGAAAAATGTTGACATAGATATGCTCTTTCGATAGATTAGCTATGTACTAGCAAATTCTAGTGCCAAGTTTAGCAGCTTGCAATTCTATAAGGAGCATAACCGCTCAATGCGGTATTTTTATGCTTAAAGCCTAGTTACGCCATTTTCAATGGTGAGCTAAGTGAGGGAGCCAAAGGCTCGCCGTGTTCCTTGTAGAGCGGTACTGCTAACCTTGCTTAGTTCACCGCCAAATTTTAGCAGGTTTGGGGTGATTAATTATAATTAATCAATCAACAAGGAAATAAGCATGAAAAAGAATGTTCCCCCAACAAAAGTTTAACTCTATTGAAACATCAGAAATAAGTATTGATGGTTATTGCAAATTAGAGCAAGCCAAATTAATTACCCGCCTAACTCTTGATTCAAATTTAAATAAAAATGACACGCTATGCGCTATAACTTGTGTTCATGATTTATTGCGTGAAACAATTAATCACGTTCAATAAAAGATATTTATGACTGAGCAATTTATAATTGTTCAGTCAATTGGCATTATCAATGATGATATAAAATTCTTTACTTCGTGAATTGTTTCAAATACACCGATTAGATCAAGAGAATCTTTTTTTAAAAAGACCCACCACTCATTTACCATAAGTGCCACGATATAACCCGATTCACAATTTTCTATATCAAACGATTCATCTATTAATATTGATATTTTCATATTATCCAATGTAATAAAATTTCAGTTGTAATAATTTATAACAAATTGATATTAAATGAATATTATATTTTATTAGTTTTGGGATATTGATTCCAAATGTCACCTAAAATAAAAATGTTATTATTACTCATAACGTTAATTATTTAGCGCGATCTTTTTTATAAGTTAAAAACTGAAAAATATTGAAAAGCATTTCTTTTATTTCAGTTTTACACGATCCTTTAAGATCCTTTTTTCAATAAGCCTTCAAGCTTTGTTTTGTAATAAAATCTAACTGAAAAAAATTTCACGTACAAACCTCGTAGGCGGGTGCGGTGTAGCGCCGATTTGGTCACATGATCGATTTTGTCCCCCAATTATTTATTTTTAAAAATTTAGATATAAAAATGCCAATAGTTCAGATGGGGTATTGATTTATTTTAGTTTTGTTTGAAATATATTTAAAAAGTGTTGACTTTATAGGTAGGTGCATCTATAATTATAAACATCAGCAGGGTGCTGATAAAGCAAACCCCCAGCTTTCGATGGGGGCTTAAGGGAGAAGAAGAATGTACCGATTCTTAATTCTCTTAGTTTTAGTTCTGGTTTCAATGCCAGTCTATTAACTAATCAAAGGCGGGGCTGCCACCCCGCCGATGACCTTAATATATCACCGATTAACAAAAAATCAAGAGGTAAACCATGGCATTATCAAAAGCTGAGATTCAAAAAAGAAGCGACGAAAAAAGAGGCGTGAAATCAAAAGGATACAAACTACCGCTTGAAACTATAGACATGATCACAGAATTAAGCAAGACGACCAGAAAACCACAAAGTGCAATTATTTGTGACGCAATCAAATTATATAACAGCATTCTGCAAAAAAGCCCGCAATAGCGGGCACGCTGAAGTACAAATAACTATTTAGCAATAACCGGTGAATATTTTTGATCCAGCCCGACAGCATCAGTCTTCACGTCAGTAATTTCACTGGCATTGGTTGGCGTGCTAGTGTTTGGGTGAGTATGTTGTGCTGTCAAATCAGCTAGCCGCTCAATCAGTTCTAGAGTATCTAACATTAATTGCGATACATTTATCTCGCAGCTACCGATCCAAACTTGCGGAGCAATGATTTCTTGTTTTGCGGCGGCAATGCTTTGTTTAATTGTTTTGATTTGTTCTTTAATCTCGTTCGCCGTTATGTCGATTTTATTTTTTACTGATACCGATTGATTGCCATTTATTGTTAATGAGTAATCAATACCGACAAACTGCACAAAATTCGAATTAGTCCCGATTGTATAATCTTTTAGTGCAAGCTGCGTTATAGTGTTCGCAGATAACTTATAATTACTGTACGTGTTGATAGTATAATTAGCGTTAACTGTGGTTATTTTTGTTGTCGTTTTTTCAGTTGATGAATCACTATTCAAACAATAATCGCGGGCGTTATCTGTCACAGTCTGATCGCTTTCACGTATCATATTGCCGACGCCGTCAATCTTGGTAAAAACTTCGGCTCGTTGTTGCAATAAATGCTCATCCTTTTTGATGTTTGGCATTGTTTTGTTATTAGGGTAGATATTGCGTATAACCGGCTGATCAGGCTTACCGTTAATAAACCCTATTTCTACTTCTGTGCCCTCCTCGGGGTAGTGGTACGACCCGCCCTCAGATCCTATATTTGTAACAGGCAACGGTACCGCTTTATAAACTGGTGTCGTTGATTCTTTGCCGTTCTCGTCTAGCAATTGCACATTTACGGCATATTTCGGCCTAAATGGTGTTGATATATCCCCTAAATTTGTCTCCTCCGAAATTGCTACAACTTTCGCCATTTTTGATAAGTGGTAGCCGTCTGCCAGTTCCGGGAATTCTTTTTCAATTTGTCGCCGTGCCGCTGACTTTTGTCCCGTTTTGTCTTCAAAGGTGATTGTCATGTTATCGTTAATTAGATTGACAATAGAGACCTTTTTACCGTTGATTTTAACGCCCGGGCGTAGCTTTGGCACTAACGGAATTTCGACAATGTTAGATCCGGCGGTTGAAGATGCGATTTTATTTAAATTATCGCCAAACTTGATGTCTTTATCACTAAAATAGCTATCATCATAGCTGCCGCAATAAATACCACCAACCGGCGTCTGAAAAAATGTATAATTTGGAATATTAAACGCTCGTCCGATTTCTTGTAATAAATGAAATCCTGTTCCTGCGTGCTTAAAGTGTGGGATTTTTTTATTAACATAATCAGCGGCCGGCAAATTGAACTGCAAGCCCTTTTTTTCTGTCAAATAATCAGCAACAACTTTTAATGTTGGATGCTGAAACGAACAACCAATTGTTTGTTGATAACAACCGATCAGTTCACGAATAAACAGCTTTTTAGTGTTGCGTGATGTTGTTTGTTCGCTTTCGATATAGCCAGTAAAAAATCTTTGTAAGTCATTGTTATAGCCTATATTGATTTTTATTACTTTGTTTTTAAGTGATGTTTTTTTATCTGCAATAACAATAAAACCACGTCCACAAGCGTTTAGTTCTAATACAATATTACAATCTATAATTTGAACTCGTTCATTATTAATAATTGCATGTTTATTTATTTTCATTTACTAGCCCATAACATCATTAGCTTTAGCTAAAATATTTTCTTCAAACCAAGAAAGCCCGTCTTTTTCTTCATGCTCGGCTGGTACTTCTTCAATTATTGCGCCGACGCTCTCGTCACCGTTTTCAACTGCTCGCTGTTGTGCTCTTGCCTCTCGTTTTTCAGGTACTGATTTACGTTCTGATAATGTAAAGCCGATTTGCCACGCAAGTAGTGTAGAGTGCGGAGAAACCGAAATCTTGCCACTAAAAACAGCTTCACGTAAATTTATAACGTTAGCTGTAGCATTTGCTACACGATACAGCTTTTTAGCTCCGCCTTTCTCTGTCTGATATGACAATTCAATCAATCGACTTAATCGATCCGGTGTTGAATATTCAATTAACCCGTTAACACTTAATTTTTTCGGCTTGATACCTTTTTCACTGCTATTTGTTGATGATGATTGCCCTGATTGATCTTCTTCAGGTAAATCATATTCTGCGCTAATAGACGGGTTTTTTAATATAATTGATTCACCGTCTAACGCCAATACAATATTATCAACGCTTCCAGCAGATCCGTTATTGTTCAACGATGAGTTTTCTATCATGTACTAAATCCAAAATAGGGGTTAAATGGTTATCTGAGAACGCCAGTAAAAACGTAAAAATGTATTCTTTATTTGGTAACTCTTTATAGAGATCACAGGGCAAACCGTAAAAAAACTTTATATCAATACTACCGCCAGTTAATGACGTCGCCTGATTTGCAACTTTATTTAAAACGGCTTCTTTTTGCTGTGCAAACTGCTGTAATTCACTCATTACGCTATCAATTGACGCTTTAGCGTCTTTTTGTGCTGATTTTAACGTTTGACTGTTAACAATTGCTCGTGTATTGCTTGATGATAGCTGTTTGACAACTTTACGATCTGCGGGATTCGGTATAACCATTTTTGTGATATCTAAATCTTGCACTGTTTTAGCTGTTCTCAGCGCACGCGTGATCTCCGGCAAATCCCAACAATCGCTTAATGCTGTTAGCTGATTAATAAAACCGATTTCTGTTACAGATGATAGCAATATAACAGCAACCGGCGTTATGCTGTCGATTTTTGCTAATAACGCCGTAATTGCTTCTTCTGGTGATAAAAATTTGCTGTTAGTGATTTTATACGGCTCAATTGCTACAACTTCAAAATTCATCTGTTGATATTTTGCTAATGAAAATGTTTTATCACACCACATAGCTAATTACTCCGGCTTTTCTGGCCACGTTATTGCTGGCGCAGTATCAACATCAATACGATTTAGTAACGCACGATATTTTTTCCATGCAGAATACAACGCTTTTTCTTCATCAGTTGCTATTTCTGTATCAATTGCATCTTGTAGATAATCAATTTGCGCAGTAGCTTCATTTAATAGTTGTTTTTTCTGTGCTGATGCTACGTCAACATCGTGTTGATGCTGCTTATTTTCATCTAATACCCATGCATCACCGTTCCATACATCAAATTCGCTGGACGGTTTTAATAGTGTGTGACCTTTTGGAATATCACCGATTTCTGTTACTGTTGATTCTGCGCCATTTTCTATTGAGTAGATTTTTTTACCACGGTAATCGTTAAGGTAAACCCATTTGTTGTCTTGACGAACAATCGCTTTATCTTCCACCGATTTCGGTGCATCAATGCATGAGTTAGCCGGCACACCGACCCCGGTTTGCAAATATTGATAACTAGCCTTTTTGTACTCGCCAGTTAATGCATCAAAATTGTAAATAACTGCATAACCTGCTTTCACTGTTAATCCGTTTTTATCTAAAACTGCAATTTCTGGTTGTAATTGATATTTCATTATATAAATCTCCTAAAATTATTCTGCCTTAACTATGTACATAAATGCAACATTGCGCGGTCTGTTTTCATTAGCTGTGGGTACAACTCGTGATGCATCAAATACAACGCCGCCGACGCTGCCGCGATCAACAGTTGTCGGAGTGTGTCCAGCGTGTTTTTCGAAATATTGAAATGCTCCAGTAGCAACATGCTCAGCCCCAAATGTTTCTGAAATGGGCGACATCTCCCCCGTAATATTTCTGATTGCATCCGCTTGCCAGCTCAGCATTTGTCTGTCAGAGTCAACGCCGCGGCCGTTATCCCATCCACGTATAAACTCACCCCGCAGGTCGGGCAGCCGCCCCCACGGGAAAACAGATGCTAGCTTTGGAAACTGATTTACATCAAATGACGCGCCATTGCATTCAAACCATCCCGTTGGCGGACGATCTTGTGGCCACGGCATTGGTATGCCAACCGGCAGAAAATCATTAATATTGTCAGTTGTGATCGCCTCGTACCAGCTTTCTTTCCCCCTCGACGTTGAGCATCGATAGAAAATTTTCGGTATTTTACTGTTTATAACTGAGAGCATTTCGACGCCCCATGTCGCTGTGGATGTAGGCAGAGGCAATAGCGACGCAGTGCTTTTACCGCCGCAAAACGGCAAATTGTTGATTTTATCTGTCGTTGTGAAATAAAACGCGGTCGGCAATTTATCATCTAAATTATAAACTGGGATGCCCGTGTTTGAACCAATACCGAAATCGCCTGCTTTTAACACAGATTTATTGTTAATCGTAACATCATCAACGTTTTCAAAACGCCAAGTATTGCTCGACGCAACGTACCGTAATTTGTTTGTCCATTTATCTAACTCTGCATTATAGTATGAGTATACAAAACTATCGCCGGATGAGTGCATTTCTAGTTCATTACCGTTTTCGTGCAGAAATTTTATGCCGTACGACGTTGGAGCAAAACGCATCTGTCCTGTCATTTCATCGCCGGATTTTTTTACCGCATTGTTCGCTAAATCGTATGCGGATTTCAAAGCTTTGGGCGTTGCAGCTGCTGTTTCTGATGTGCTGTTAACTGCTGAACTGAGTTTAACGATGCCCATTTTTTCAGTCGTTGCATGATCGTACGTTGTGATAAATGATTTCGGTTTAACAACAACTAGCTTGCCGTTTGCGTCAACTGAAGCTACACGCTCAACATAGTGCGTAAATCCATTTTTTTCGTAATCACGTAAATTTGCGCCAGCAATCAAATTATAGCTTACCGACCACTCCCCAGTTACAGTACCGGCTAGCCAAGCATCAATATATAACGATTGATTATTTTCAACTTTTACCAATTTTTGTGCTGTGTGCTCAACTCGCAAACCGGCAACATAGGCAAGCCCGGCAGATACTGTTAATTGATTGCCATTTTTTGTTATTCCAAAACCGCTATGAATTGCTAATCGATTATATAAATCATAATTAGTTAATCGAATACGCTCATCTGCGCCCGCTAAACGCCGTGAATAATCGATCTGCCAAGTTTGGGCATTGACATTAATACCCGTCGACTCAGATGCATTATCAATTTCTAACCAGATCGACTCTGTTATCGTGTTACCTTGTCTTTGTCCAATTGTTTTAATTTTTTTCGTTAAATCTGTATGCATGACCATGCACAGCGTGTCGGTTTCAGAGTTCACTAGCCCGATATAATTAAACGAAAAATCGCCGACATTCGTGTCTAAAATAACAGAATAAACTACCGTTTTATCATTTAGTAAACCGCACTGTGTAACCGGAGCCGTATATACAATTTGACTTGACGCTGGCATTTTGCTGTTAGTGTCTACATTTGTATTACCGCTAACGCCGTTTATATTTGCAAAAATCACTCGATCGAGCGTTATTGGTTGCGATTTGCTCAATTGTTTTATAAAAAATTGTTCGCCTGTTTTCACTATTGCTGTTTTACTCATCGCTGTACTCCATTAAATTCTTTTACCTCACCAAAACCACCCACTTTTAAAATTACTGTTGCTTGGTGTATTCGTTTAAAATCAAATTTAGAACCGTTGTAATGCTGTTTGTTATTAAAATCACCGCACTTAAACCTCATTGGTTGCACGTGAACAATTTCAAAAAAATAACGCCGACATGTACGCCCGTATTGCCTAATAATTTCCGTTAACAAATCGCGGTTATTTGTTAACTGGTTATCAGATAATCGCAAGATAATGACGTCCCAATCATAGCCGTGCTGGCGTTCCAGTATTTGTACTGAGCCAATCTCTAGTCGCTCAAATATATTTTTAAAACCAACAACCGATCCCGAATCCGCAGCATTAGCGTATGCGTATCTAATGCGCTTTCGATATAGTGTTAGCGGCTCGTTATTTAATCGTTTAACATCTCGTTGATATGCATATAAAAATAATAATCGCTCATCACACGTTAGAGGGTCGAACTGCATAACGGGAAATTTTAACCATTGATACATACGATCCCAGTACTTAACCGCAGCATTAGCCAGTTTTAACGGCTCACCTTCGCTCATCCAAACCGGCAGATTGATTTTTAGTTTCATTCTGCGACCTCTGCATTAATTGTTAGAGTTCGAAGTCTTGGCACTTCTAACTCGCTGACAATGTCGCCAATATTAAAAACAATCGAATGTAACTCGTTAAATTGTTCGTGTAATTCTTCGTTTAATTTTGAGATGCTAAACCGTGAATACGCACTTACTTGCGTGACGCTATAGTTGTTATTCTGACGAAAGGCACAACGTATAAAATGCTCAACGTTTAATACATATTGATTGATGTCGATCGGTTGTTGTTCACGTTCAAAATATAACGTAACAGCAATATCAATTTTCTTTTCCGGCACAGCAAAGCACTTTAAATCGTCGCCATGCCCGCGGTAGCCCTGTCCCATGATGTAATCGTTAACTCTATCGATAAAATATTTTGAATCTACGCCGTCATTCAGCAATAAATATAAATTGGCAGTACCCGGCCCACGCGGCGCGTCATGCAAAAAATAGACTTGTTTTGTTGAAATCCCCGTAATTGTTGTCACAATGCCGCGGTAAACTGCATCAGTATGATAGTGACTAACAAAGTTATACTGGTTTTTAGTTCTATCTCTTAAATCATCATCTGATTCAATGTTAGCACCCGGTGAGATCAACCAATTATCGTCATTAGTAACAGTTACACCGTCTATCTGTTCAACTAAAAAACGGTAATAACCTGCTGCAAGATTGTAGTTTTCACCGCTTCCGACCGCTACTACTGGGATGCGTGCAGTTTCAACACCCGCCGGTATGCTATACTCTTGAGTAGTTTGTAATTGATATGTAACGCCGTTAATCTCTGGCGAGCTGATCACCGTGCCCACAGGTATTACTACCGACTGATTTTTATTTGCTTTAGTGAACAAAATTTCACCCGTCGCCAACGTTGCCGATTTACGCTCTAAATTAACCGCATTAGCAAACAGATCTAAAAACTGACCGCTAGCCGTCATTAGAAACATATTCATTAATACATTTTTGATAAATGTAGCTTTTAGCCAAACATAAGGCTTTATAACGATAGCTGACATCAAACGCCAAAAAGGGGAGTATTTCGATGTGTTTGTGATTAACCCCTCTGCTTTTGTCAATTCTTCGAACTCTTTACGGGCTGCATCCTCGTCAACCGGCATACCGTGATCGTGTAGAATTTTTTCAAACATTTTTTGATAATCAGCCATTGATCGCAACTCCAATTTTTCCGAAATCGTATGTATCCGCAGTTAGATATAATCGTTCTGATGTTTCTTCTTTAATGCGTGCCGTGCCGGGTATAATTCGGCGATCGGTTTCAACTAATAAAATAATTTTAGTAAATACGTCATAACGCAGCGTCGGCGAGCGTTCAGCAACTAATTCAGTAGCTAAACCGCTTTCAATAATTGCATGTTGAATATCTTGACCGATGCTTTGCTGATTTTTTGCCAAATTTGGCTCATAGCCCGCATTGAGCGTAAAATTACGATCAGTAATGAGTAAATCAAAATACTTATCCGGCATAAAGTTGCTCCCACTCTTGCAGTTGCGCGGGCGTCATCGGCTGCGAATTATAGATTGATACTGATTGAATAGCCTTACTATTATCAATATTTTGTGATTTACTGTTCTGAATCTCTTTTGATAATCCACCATGATCGATATCACGTACAAGGGTGCTTGTAATCGGCGATTTTGCAGTGCTAACAGGGGATTGCTCCGGTGCGTCGATTTTTTCGTATTCAAGCAGCTCAATGTTAACGCCCGGGATATAATTTAAGCCATCGATAATTGTATTAATAACAGCTATTCCCATGTTTTTTACTGTTTTCCATGTGTTAGTAAACATCTTTACTAGCGATTCACCAATTTTTGAAAATGAGTCAATAAATGAAAAATCGGTAAAAAATGCAATAAAGTTACCCCAGCCATCGTTCAAACTATCGATAGTTGATAAAAATATATCGCCGATAAGCTCAAAAACACCGCAAACAACATCGGATAATAAATTGAATGCATCGATCCAGATTTGTATAAATAACGAATTTTTTATACACTCCCAAACCGTTGATATTGCCGAGACAATAATATCTTTTAGCCAAACAAACAGAGATACCCAGACCCCGATCCCGAATTTAACGACTTTCCAAAGCAGCAAAAACACTTTACCGATAAATCTCAACGACCCGGCGATCATCTTAAACACCCATGTTTCACTAAACGCTGCCCATAATAATTTTACTTTTTCAATTACCCAGTCAATTGCATTACCGATTTGTTTACGAAATACCCAACAAACAGCAATCACGGCCGCAATACCGATAATAATTAGTGTAATAGGGGACAGCAGTAACGATATAACACCCGAAATAATTGCAAACACAGCAGCAATACCCGCCAAGCTTATAAGCGCGACGGTGACTATGCCTATCCATTTTGCGATATTTGGAAACATTTCCAGCCACTTAGCAAATTTACCGATAATGCCGCCAACGGCTTTCATGATTGGCTCAAACACAGGCAACAACGCTCGCCCGATTGACTCTTTGATATTCATAAACTGGGCATTAATACGCTCTAATGGCTTGACGTTACCCTGTGCCATTTTTTGCATTAATTTAAAATTCTGCCCCTTGCCAATTTCTTTAACGTGTTGATTTAACTCGTCGGAGTTATTCGCCAATGTTTTTACAATATCAGCACCAGCACCAAAGGCTTTATCTAATAATTCTTGGGCTTTAATGTTCTTTGATAAATCTTTTCCAAATTTACCCTGAATTTTTGCAATAATTTCAGGCATTGATAGCATTTTGCCGTTCGCATCAGCAAACGAAAGCCCCAATTCTTTGCCGGCCTTGCCTAGATTTTTGTAAAGCGCGGCATATGAGCCAGCAGCGCCCGCGCCAAGGCTTTTGCTGGCCATTCCCAAGACCACACTCTGCTCAGCCATACTAACTCCGTTATTAGCGGCTGTCCCCTTAGTTTTTTGCATCATGCTTTGCAGTTGCTGAGTTGAGACGTTAAAATTATTTTTAGCGTATGCAGCTATACCAGCAGCGTGCCGTGCAAAATTTAACTGGCCAATTTTATTAACTGTTCCCTTATAGCTGGCTGCCATTTGCTCAATGTACGCCGTTGATGTGTCCACGCTTTCGCCTGTAGCTGTTGATAACATATTCATCGCAGCAACAGCTTGAGGTACGTCTGCATCACTAATACCCGATAATGCGCCTTTGATTGATGATGCTGAATTGACGAAATCAATAGCACTAGTGCCGTATTCCGCACTAAATTTTTTGGCTGCTGTGCGCAGCTCATTAATTGACGAAACACCGCCAATACTTGCATTTTTTAATGCCCGATCCATTTCTTCAGCCGGAGATAACAACCCGGTAATTGATTTGGCAACGGCAAAGAGGGCAATGCCGCCACCACCAATTTTTTTTAATGAGCCAGCAGCAGTTGCGTTAAACGCTTTGATTTGAGATTGAACCTTTTTAAGCGGTTTTGTTACTCTGTCTGTCAATTTAATTACAAAATCTAATGATGATGACATTATTTAACACCTTTAAACGCCTTGCCTATGCCATTTGCTACTGCTGCCGCCAATACTTCCGCTAAATGATTATCTAGCCACGCCGCCCGGGCGAGGTTTTCGCTACTATCATCCTCACTTGGTAAATAGTAGCGGCGTAAGATTAAAAGCTGTTCAAGTGAATTTTTTTCAATCTTACTTACTCGCCGATTTAGTTTTTTATTTCGATTTCGAGATCAGGCGCAAACTGTTTGATAATTTTTTCAACAATTTGTAACGCTGCGCCAACATGTGTATCCAAAATTTCATTCAACTTCTCTTTATCATCAGCTAAAACCGTACGACGTAAAAAATTGGTTGCTGGTGCAATTTTGTCGTTCATCGTGATATCGTTGATATACGTGTTATAAGCCAGCTTTGTTGGCTCAAAAGTAATATCTGTGCCATTAATTGTTAACGTGATTTTCATGTTGTACCTCTTTTATTGTTTCTATTAATGTGTTATGTCGTAGCGCGCAATCAATATAGATACTGCGCCATTCAATTAATGCGTTTTGTATTGCCAGCGCTGAATTATTAGCAATTTTCGGCAATATTTCTGTGCATTTAGTTAATGTGTTTTGTTGATAAAATTTGCTCGTAATCTGCTGTTTGTCTGTTGAACAGCTCGACAAAATCACGACTAATGCAATCGCTATTAGCAACATTGCTAGCCAGCGGCGCTTTCTTGTTATTTTGTCGTTCATACGTTTTTACCTGTTGTAATTTAATTTCTAGCTCTTGCGATTTATTGTTAATAACTGATTGTTGTTGCTGTGTTTCAAAATTTAGTTTGTTTATTTGTTTTAGTGATTTGCTATCATGTTGTAATGATGAAAAATAAATACCGAAACAAAAAATCAACAACACCAGTAACGCAATAATCGCAAGTTTGTATTTACTCATTCGATCCCCATCGAGCTTTTACTGCTCTAACATCAACATGGGTAAATGTGCGATATCGACCGATCCCGAAATTTTCCAGACATTTTGCATCTAAATAGTCAGCAACAGCGGACGGCGGAACGTTTTTTACTCTGATATCAGCAGCGTTACCGAGTACGTGCTGGCTACTGGTTTTGCCACCCACGGCTTGATTATGTTTTTTGCAGCGACATGCGCTATTAACAAAAACAGGAGCATTAAAATGAGCGCGAATATCTTCCAATACATCAATTAAAAGCGGGTTAACATCATCAAAGCCGCAACCGCATTTGCATGCAAATTCTGAGCGTTTAAAGTGTGTTGATAAATTCATTAATTTTTCCCTTTTTGTTTTTTATCAATGTAAGTAATAACAACCCATTCAATCAGTGAGTGCCCAAGAATACCGAGCAACGCCGCCGCGCCAACGACAACCAGCTGAGGTGCGTTTGGGTGAGGAATCATTATTAAACCGGAAATAAGAGACGAACCAGTACCTAGCAACGCTCGCCCAATAACTTTTCTCCAAGTGATCGCTTCGTCACCTGCGAGCAGCTTAGCTACACCGAGCATAAAGCCTACAAGCCCGATTTTTACTAATAATGATTCTTCATTAGTCATTGTTATAACCCATTAATAATTTAATAAATTGCGTGTATCAGTTGCGGACAAATACGGCACGCCGTTAATGCTGACAAAGTCCGGTGATGTGACAATGTAATCGATAGTGTGAGTTGTCTCGTCGTCACTGGATTTATCTGCATTAAGTAGATCTGATATTTTTAATCTACATCCGAATGCTTCTATTTTTTGACTTTCGTCGCCCGTATCTGCATAAAACATCAAATCAAAGTCTGGCAGATTGCGAAATGAGCCGGCACTGCGAGCAAGATCAATTAATTTGTTAAAATATTTGCTCGAAAAAGTTAGCGCGCCTTCGGCTGTTACTGAACCCGCGACGTATCCATCTGGTACGCCGTTGGTCGATGCCGCCGCGCTATTATCAGTAATCGATAGCGTCGCAGTTTTGACCTGAACTAATTCACCACCAATATTGACATCGAATGATTTACCTGTAATTCTTGAACCCATTTGTTAGTTACTCCTAAATTATTGATCTAGTGACGCATCGAGCATCAAGCTAATAGTGATCTGCATTGGAATATCACGCGTACGCACAACTGCGTAAATGTCAACAGTTTTTGGCGTTTTCCACGTGATCACAATGTCACCATCCCGCGGCTTTTTAACCTCGCCCGGGAATTCGATACCATTAATTTGCGAGGTGATCGACATTTCTCGTAGCGGTTTTGCAAAATATTGCTGATGCACGGCTATCGAATTAGCAGAACTATTGAATGATGCGTCGGCAATTTTAGCGATTGCTAATAATCGAATCTTTCGAGCCACTTTATCGATAACGCGTACTGTTTCGGCCGATTGATAATCGCCACCCTCGACGTCTAATGTGCGATCGTCCGCCCAGTAAATGCCGTCGTAATCGGGATACCACATCGGGACGCTGTAGCGATTTGCATTCAGCGCCTGTAATGTTGCCAGCGGCAATTCAACACCGGCAGAATCAAACGGCAATTCATCACAACCGAGGTTACTCACTGCACCCGTTTTAACGCGTGCTAGCGCATCAGCAATGGTTACCGATCGGTTACATGAGCGACCAGCATTAACAAAAGGCTCGTTACCCCAGATCATCGGGACCAACGTAATTGCATATTCAGCAATACCGTTTTGTAGTGTTGCTAACCGCGATTCATATTTTGCCCATGTCTCGTTAGCTTGTAGTCCCTCAATACCCAAAATAAACCGAACCCAACGGCCATACTTTGAAATTAAATTCTTTCGCAACGTAATAGCTTTATTAATTTCAGCTTTAGTATTGATATTTTCAGCATAAACAACCGCTTCAAACGATCCGATTTTCTGAGCTTGCATTACAGCATCAGTCCAATCTTGCCCATCATTTAAGATGGCAACACTGGCAAACCAATCTTGACCGGCATTTTCTAATGCGGCTAACACGCCTTTTTTTAGCGCACTGTCATCATTGCCCAACACGCCGTTAAAATCGGTTTGAGCGTTGACTGAAATAATTTGCCCTTTGTTTTTATTTGCATTGCCGATAAATAAAAATCGTCGCTCGACTTCGTCGGTCTCGCCCTGTAGTAAATTTAATTGATTAATTGTAATCGTTGGCCATGTCATGAATTTGCCCCTTGTCTGCCACCAAAATTTATATTTTTTAATTCGCGTTTTAGTGATTTGTTAAAATCAGCATCACTAATACCCAAAAACTCACGATCAGGGATTTTGATATCCCAACTATTTTTTTCCGGCATTTCCATCATGTGCCGAATCGTTACCCCGGCCTGCGATTCGCTTAAATTTGCTTGCAACCACTTAACAGATGAACGAATAATTTTTTTATTCTTTGAGTGTGTATGCCCGAGCTTTCGTAATCGTCGAATTTGTCGCGCTGTAATAGAACCCTTTTCTTTATTATGTGTTTGATTCTCAAACATGCTTTTATTTTGTGTTACTTTTAGCCCATCTTGCTGCATTTTGGCCACAACGCCGGCAGAAATGCTTTTTGTTGCTGTACTCTTGTACTGACCAACAAAAAACGCAGCAGCATAATTATCGGTTGCTTTTATTTTGATGTTTTTTGTTATTTTGCTTAACATCTTCGCCTTGCGTTTACTATGCCGTTTACTGTATTTGGTGCCGTCCGGCGTTTTTTGCCGCTTAATATTCCGTTCCGTTGCTGCTAATACGCCATTTTTCATAATTCGATATAACAATCGACGGCGCTTTTCTGGCGTTAAATTCATGCGCTTAATTTCAGCTTGTAAAGGCCGTAATTGGGCCTGATTTAATTCGCCTTTAATTCGCATTAATATTCACCTGCTCAGGATGTGCCCAAACGCTAGCAGCACCCAATTTATAACGCTTGTCCTTATACGGTATTGATCCGTTCTCATCCTCGATTAAAGTGATATCTTCTGACAACGGTACCGCAATCATTAAGTATGCTGTTTGCTCGTCATTTTCTGATACGTCAATATCAGGGTTAACATTATCGAACTGCGCATCGTCACGGTTCTTGCTTTCAAGCCAGCACATCACTAAGGCAAAAACCAAACACGGGTCGTAAACACGGTACGGAAATTCGTCAAATGTGATTACTGCGTCGTACTTCAGTTTTGCGCATAAAAGTTGCTCAGTCGGCTGTTTTGTTACTAATTTAAACACTCGATCTATTTCTAAGTTGTCCATGAATGAGCTGAATTTTTGACCACGATAAACCGCAGGCGGTAAATTGGTTTTTAGGAACTCGGTTAATTCAGTAATCAAACTCATATCAATGCAACTCCACAACGGCGCAACCCCAAAATCTTCCGAACTTCGCGTGAGCTTTCAGCTAATAACGCGGAGCGCATGGCGGTTTGGTTTTCGTCGATTTTGTTATCACGACTAGCAATACTGACAAACTCACCGATCAAATCCGCCTTAGCTCGTGCAAAAACGGCTTTTTTATAAATAATCACTGTTGATGACACACCATCAACGCTGACTACTCCGCAATTTTTAGCGCTTGTAATACCGTTTGCCATTTGTTTATTTTTGTACTGTTCTAACGTTAAATTAATTTCAACAACTGCCGAAACAATCGCATCACGTAATAAACGATCATTAATGTTTGGCGACATAGCTCTTTCAATTTGAAATTCAGATAAATCTAAATCAGGCCAAAAACCATCATTGCTAATAACGATTGCTGATTGATTAAAATCTTGTCCACTAAACATAAAATACCTTTAAAAGCGCCCGTGCGCAGGTTTTGAATTTTGGCAAATGCTAAATTCGCATCTGCTGGGCGCTGGGGTTGTGTGTAGTCTGTTATTTATTTAATGCGTTAATTCGTTGCTCAATATTGCCAAGCATGGTTTTAACGCCTACTTTGGCATAAATATTTTGCGCCTGAGTTAATAACTCTTTTGCCTGATTTAACACTTCGATATTATCGGTTGCTGTGGCTTTTGGTGCGCCGTTTTCATCACGCAATAGATATAAACCGGCGAACTTGTACCATTCCGCTTTATCTGATTCATATAATCGCCATTTGTTTTTAACAAGCTCAAACACCCAGCTAAAATACGGCTCGATTGAATGACCATTAGCGGCAGTGGTTTCGATCCATTCGAACATAGCCCTAGCAACAAAACCGGATAATTTCATACTCCACGACTTTGGCGTATCTTGGTTTTGCTCTATCGCAATTTCTGCCCAGTCTAGCCCCTGATCGAACTGCTGAGTATCAAACAGCCAAACAATACACCAAACAAAAATTGGGTTAGGGTAGACTTTACCCTCCTGTAAATATCGCTCAACTTTTGGCATCCATTTGGGTAACACAACGTTTAATTTGTATTCGTTACGCTCTGCCATGTCATTACCGAAATTACGTAAGTATTCGATATCACGTTCTAGCTCAGCATTAACAATATGCAAGCTATCTTTTGAATCAACTAGCACCGCTTTTTCTTGGCTGATTTGTGCCACTTTTTCCCGGTGCTGTTGAAACGGTGATAAAACAACTGTCATAAATTTACCTTTTATTGAGCTGCCAGTAATAACTGGCAGCAGGACTAAACTTAAACAAATGAGATCGCACTTTCATCAATTGACACGTATAATTCAGGCACTTCTAAAGCGTAACCCTCGTTGCGCCAGTACTTGTTTTCGAACTGCTTGCGATCTTGTACATCTTCAACAGCACGTCGACGTGAACCTTTTTGCGTGTAGATATGTAAGTTTTTAAGCGTAGTAGCTACAATTCGCTTACCGGGCATAAACGGCGGTACAAACGCTTTTTTACCTGCGATAATCGTATCAAGCTGAGCTGCGGCAAGGTTCTCGGTTGGTGTATCCGCTTTGCTGTATAATCTAAATTGTTCACGAGCCAGTAAATCACTACCAACTAAAATCACGATATCCGGATCGTTACGACACTCAACTGGCAGATGATTAACAAGATCAGAAGCCATAGCGTCTAATGTTTCGTAACTACCGCCCGGACCTAGAGTAACTGGAGTCGTTAATACTTGAGAACCGCCATTCCATTCTTTAGCAATTTGATGCCAGCCTTTATTCACATCCTCGCCATTTGGATTCACGACTGGATCAGATGTTGGCGCAACACTAGTACCATTAAAACCAATTCTTAACATATCTAGTGCAAACTGTTTATCAATAAACGATTGCATCAAGCGGAAAAATTCACCCTCATCGCCAGAATTAGCCCAAACGCTTAACGTTGCCCAGTCCAAAGCAGCACAAGAATCCGTTTCGCTTAATGCGTATTTGTTGCCCGTAACGCCTAATTTACGAATAAATCGACCGCCAGCGGTGCGACCCGTTAATAATTGAGATGTTCCCGTTACAACAACTTGCCCCGCCAGCTGATCGACATCAAAACAAGTAATCATCTGTAAAAATTCGGTGCTGTGTAAAATTGCTTCACGTAGCCGTGTGTCCATAGGATCAGATAGTGAAAACTGCCGAGTAACATCCGAAACGCCAGCTTGCTGTGCTAACGCCGTGCAATATTTTTGTATTAAATTTTCAGCCTTTTTATTTAACATTTATTTATCCCGTTCTTAATTAATGCAAGTCAATGCCAAATTTTTGTGAGCCAATCGTTGGTTTTACAGTTGTTGGCGTTTTCATCAGCGCATTAAATTTTGCTGCTAATTTTTTGCTTTCCGCTTTAAGCTGTTGAATTTCTTTTTTTATTTTTGAGAATCCCGCGCTTTCAGCAATATCTTGTACTTCGTCAAGGCTTTCTTCTGCTTGTTCAGCTTGCTCTTGAATATCATCTGCAGTTTCTTGCGCTTCTTCTGTATTGCCGCTTTCTAACTGCTCCATTAATGTTTTTACCTGCTCTTGTAGCTCTTGTATTAGCTGTTTAGCTTCTGCATTTTCAGCTAATAGCGCATCAATTTCGTCTTGTGTCATGCTAAAATTCTCTCTTTTAGTGAGTTTTGATAAATTAATTTTTTTATTTGGTAAGCAATTATTTTTTTCAGAATTAAATAGTAAAACCGGCTCAGCTCGAAAACCTTTTTTGTTGGCTGAAAATGCAAGCCGCGAAGTTCCCGTGCTTGCCGGCTGATCGGTGGCAGCTAAACCAATAAGATAAAAATCGCCATCTTCTGGAAAGTCGGGCAAAATTTCAATCGATGAATAGATTTTCTGTTCCCGCTCATTCATAGATTGAAAAATAGCGTTAGCACGTAACCGAGCCATCAATCTTAGCTTTCCATCTTTTTCCTCCAACTTTAATTCTTCAACCGTGCCCAAGTTGGCAGAAAATTGCCGCCAGAATGGTTCTTCATGCTCACACCAAACCAAGGCTTGATATAACTCTGCACTATAATTTTTTACAATGCTTTCGAGCCATTCTCGTTTGATTTCTCGCCCGTCGATTGTTTTGCCTTCCTGCGCAATGCATAACCAATCACTGATTTTGATTTCTGCCATATTTTTAATTTTGTTGAATTGATTTAAATAACGTGAGTATGTTAACGGCTAGTAATTTAGTTTGCACGGCGTGCGTTTCGGATATAAAGGCTTTTCCGAAAATGGCTTAATGATTGTCTCAGCTGATTAAAGGACAATACTATCATCTAAAAATAGAGGTAGTTACGTGAGATATAATTCAGAATTAATAAAAGCTGCGCAGGCGCTATATTTAAAGCGTCACACGCCAAAAGAGATAGCAAAATCGTTACATTTAAAAAATGTAAGGATCGTTTACTATTGGGCAGAAAAGTATAAATGGTCGTTACTGTTAAGTGAAGAGTCGGTAGAAGATGCGATCAATCGGCGACTAGCATTACTGATCGGACGAGATAATAAAAACGAGTTAGAGCTGCGAGAGATCGAAAATCTGGTAGCGCAGCATGTCAAATTAATTAACGCACGGGCAAAAACACAGCACAAACAAGAGCAAACCGAAACTACAGATAATATTAATGCCCACAGCGGGCAAAATTTACAACAACAAAATGAAAAATCAGTCAAAAAGCCACGGCGACGTAAGAAGAATGATGTTTCACATATTACAAAAGAAGATTTTGATGATGTTGCTCAAACGTTGTTATATAAACATCAATTATATGTTAGAGAGCATAAAACAGCGTCACGCTATCGATTTATTTTAAAAAGCCGACAAATTGGTTTTACGTTCTATTTTGCTTTTGAAGCATTTGAAGATGCGGTACTAACTGGAAATAATCAGATATTTGTTTCATCATCAAAAGCACAAGCCCGGGTTTTTTCAATGTACATAAAGCGGATCGCCGATGAATTTTTTAACGTTGAAATAAAAGGCGGTGACTTTATCACATTAAGCAATCATGCAAATCTGATTTTATGTGCAAATAACGTAAGCACAGCACAAAGTTATAGCGGTAATGTCTATTTTGACGAAGTTTTCTGGATGGCTAAATTCATTGAGTTATACACGGGAGCTAAAGCGATGGCGACATTGGGCGATTTTAGAATAACGTTATTTTCAACGCCTAGCACAATCGATCACCCGTGCCACAAATTGTGGTCAGGCGAAGAATGGAAAGACGGATCGCCAAAACGAAAAAACATCGACTTTCCGGATGATGAATCGCTAAGAATGAATGGCACAATCTGCCCGGATAAATTCTGGCGACTATTGATCACAATGGAAGATGCAATCAAACTGGGGTTTGAAAAAGTCGATTTGGACGATTTACGGGAATCGAACAGCGCGCAAGCATTTAAAATACTATATTGTTGTAAATTTGCAGAAAGCGGCAAAAGTATTTTTGATTTCCAGAAATTACAAAAATGTGTGACAGATATCACAAAATGGCAAGATTTTGATTTAAAAGCAGATCGACCTTTTGGTAATCGTGAAGTGTGGGCTGGATTTGACCCAAGTCGAACCCGCGACAATGCGACATTTGTGCTTGTTGCACCGCCTTTACACCCAGATGAAAAGTTCCGGGTGCTAGCTATTTATCAATGGCGCGGCATGAATTTTAAATACATGGCCAACGAAATAAAAAAAATTAAAGAGAAATTTAATATTACCTACATTGGCATTGATATAACGGGGATCGGTTATGGTGTTTATGAACATATAAAAGAGTTTGCCCGTCGTGAGGTTCGAGATATTCACTATAACGTTAATATTAAAAATCAATTAGTACTAAAAATGATTGACGTTGTGGAGGCGGAGCGGATCGAGTGGGACGAGGAGCAGAAAACACTAATAACAGCGTTTATGTCAATTGAACAACAGGCAACGGCAAAATCAAACCAAATCACATACGCAGCGAGCAGAACCGAGCAAACCGGCCATGCCGACGAATTTTTCGCTATTGCTCATGCTGTAGTTAATGAACCGCTCAATAATGACAAACGACGTAAATCGATATGGGTACTACAAAAATGATAAATTTATTTAAACGAAAAAAAACAGACAAAAAAACAAAAAATACGGCGCGCATGAGCTCGATCTCGTTTGAGCGTCCGGAAACTGTATTAACTGATCTGACCTACTATCATAATGCACGTAATGAATACGAGCGTGATTGCTATACTATCCCGATTGACCGGCTCGCCCTGTCACAACTGCCGAATATCAATGCACAGCACGGCGGAATAGTGCAAGCACGGCGTAACATGTTATTAAGCACGTACAAAAGTGGCGGACTAAGCAACATGCACGCGATGTCTGCTTTTTTGGACCTAATTATCTTTGGCGATTGCTATTTACTAAAATTACGTAACGCATTTGGTAACGTTGTTGAATTAATGCCGCTGATGTCGTTGTATGTAAGAGCGCAAAAAAATGACGACGAGAACGAAATAACCGGATTTGTTCTACCAAATAAACATGAAACAATTATTTACTCAGTTGATGATGTAATACAAGTCAAAATGCCCGACACGCAGCAACAAGTTTACGGACTGCCCGATTATCTGGGCGGCGTAAATAGTGCAATGTTAAACAGTGAATCGACCATGTTCCGCCGCCGTTATTACAACAACGGAGCACATATGGGGTACATTTTTTACGTTAATGACCCAAATATCACTGATGAAGTCGAAAACGAGATAAAAGAGCGGATAGAAAATTCTAAAGGTGTCGGCAACTTCAAAAACATGTTTGTGAGCATACCGCAGGGCAATCCAGACGGGATAAAACTGATACCTGTTGGCGATCTAAACTCGGCCAAAGATGAATTTGCGAATATCAAAAATATTTCAGCACAAGACCTTTTAAATGCGCATCGTTTCCCCGCGGGGCTTTCGGGGGTTATTCCAGCCAACGGCTCAAATACGGGCGATGTTACAAAGTTACGCAAGAATTACATGGCATCGGAAACCAAAGTTTTGCAAGATTTGATACGTGATTCCGTGAACAGCGATGCCGATATAATTAATTCTCCATTTTCAAATCGATTACTCGTTGATTTTGAAGAAATTATACCGCCAACTGATTAAGATATGATATAATTCGGCTTGTGTGTAGAAATGAGGTAATAACATGAGCCGAACCCCGTTATTATTATGCCCCGAATGCGGACAAAAAGCTGTAATTACAAAAACAGCTAGAACCCACAAACTATTAAACTATCAATATTGTTCATGTTCAGATCCAGAGTGTGGTCTGACATTTAGAATTAAATCGGAATTTGACAAAGTGTTAAGCCCAAGCGCAAAAGGACTAGACAGATTAAATTCTTATTTAGCTAGCTGCGGCAATAATTCACAGCTAGCGTTTGACGCACTTAATCCTTAGTTTCCAGTTCACGCTCCTTTATTTTTGATAAAATATCATGTAACAAGCACAGGCCGATTTTTATATCATTTTTTGATAGCTCAGCATCAATCATTAATTTGTTTAAAAATTCGGCTTGCTCTAATTTAATACTATTTATTGTTATTTGATCCATCTTTCACCCTTAAATTGCTGTATTTAAACACAGTATATTTGTGTGGTTATTTATTTTCAAGAAAATTTACAAAAAATGGGATCTACATCTAACTATTTGATTATTAATATGTAAAACCACGTAAAAAATGGATAAAAATAACACAAAAAAAACGAGCAGCCGAAATTAACGACAGACATTTATTCTATTCAGATTGTTCAATCACAGAATGCAACAAATCAGCAATACAGCAGATGATAATCATAAAATCGGCTGGGTTTGAATGTGAGTTGATGCAATTACGAGCAATTGTCTCAGCCTGTTCAATTTTTGCGAATCGGTTTAAATGAACGATAACGTTTTCGGATGTGTCGACCGGTGTCATTTGGTTAAAGTTTTTCATGATTAAATTCCTTGTGGATAAAATTTATTTAATCACCACCAGCACGCCAATACTGGAGGTGAGCTGAATAAGGTTGGCGTACCGCTCCACAAGTTACGGCGAGCCTTTCGGCTCCCTCACCCAGCCCACCATAGGAAAGGTATGACTAGACGTTAGGCATAAAAATACCGCTTTGAGCGGCTATGCGCTTGTGGAATAATTTAGGACGCCAATCCCAACGTTAGATTTTGCTAACGTATTTTTACTATATATCGATTGTAGTTTCATTGTCAACTTTCTCATTGATTGCCTTTAAATGTTCTAGCGCTTCTTGCATCTTCTCTAACGAACAATTGCATTTAAACTGCAAAGAATCTAATTCATTAATAAGAGTCAAAAGAGACACTGATCGAGGCACAGGTCTGATTAAAGGCTTATTCGGTGGTGTTGTCACTTTGTTACTCCTTAGTTAATTAAGTTAATTAAAAATCAAACTCAACAAAATCATTTTTAATCGGCTTTTTAAATCGGCTTGGCGAATTGCTAACGATGAGATGCACACCATCTAATGTGTTATCTAATTTTAACCACTGACTTTCACTAATTTTTATACTCTCTCGCAAATAAAGTCTATTAATAGTGAAATTATCATCGGGCAAGCCGATTATTTTTAATTGTTTTCTAATTTCTTCACGCTGATCGTACTGCGGTGATTTTTTAACCTGCGTACAGTTATTGACAGAACTCCGAGCGTCGCTATCGCTCCTGTTTTTAGAGACAATAGCCCACTTTATTAAACGAGTGCATATAAAAGAAGCCATGCCAATAATCGGGGAAAACACACCTTTTACTTTCTTGATATCTTCCTCAAATTGATTTTGTGCTTCTTCGTACGAAATTCTTACCCGTAAGTCTTTACGTTGCACCATAGCTCCACCTTGTAACTGAGTGTAAGCGGCCCAATCGCCTGCATCGGCTGCGGCAAGCACTGGGTCGATTGTAGGGCTTTCGACTTTTTGACTGCCGAGCCTGCGGAGTTCACGCCAAACCGTTACAGGTGCACCACCGATTTGCTGAAATTGGCGAATACCCCAACGACTTGCCCAAGCAGTCACATTTTTTGCCATTTCTTTTAGATTTTGTCCTGTTTCGTCATCGACTTCGTTATCAAGCTGATAACCATCAATATTTTTAGAAATATATTTAGCGATGTAGCCCGTTGCCGATCCTTTCTCTTTTTCGATATTTTCAAACTTAAAGCGGGCGTACTGCGCACCTTGTTCACCGCCGTCTTCTTCTAGTGCATAGGTTTGCATAATTTCATAAACTTGCTGTTTGTGTTCTGGTAGCATAAAAACTAAAATATGCCAATGCGGCGTACCGTCGTGATGTGGCTCAGCAACTCTAAACCCAAAAATTTTTATACGCTCTCTGTTTAGCTTTGCTCTGATTTTTGCCCATACGCCGCATAAATAACGCTGCGTGTCCCGTGGTGTGCCGCCGTTCCAGTTTTTGACAAACCCACCTTTGGCATGTACCGCGTGATATTTTGACGGCGCAGTCAATGTTATAAATGCACCCTCATAGCCGAATTCATTTGCGATATCCTCAAAGCCTCGCATTCTGATCATTAGTTCGCAACGTCGAATTGCCGGATTTGCATTTGATTTGTCAACCTGTAGGGCCAGCTCGAATTGCTCGCCAGTTTCGGTGTTTTCGATACATTGGTTTTTTAGCCATTCTCGGTTTTTGCGCTTTTGCTCTTTCCATTCGCCAACGCAAGTCTTACTAGCATATGGACTAGCCGATTTTTGCACTTGCCCGGCGGCTATTGCTAAATGTTCACGTTGAAAAGCCCAAACTCTTTTAAGTTTGTTTTGCCACCACTTAGCATCAGACAATTTGGCGAGCGCGATCACGATTTGTTGCTCGTTAATTTCCGATTTTTGGTAATCGGCAAAATAGGGGGCGGTAATTTTGAGTGGTTTTAACTGCTCTAATGCAAATTTATAGATAGATAGCTCATGTTCGGAATCATTTAATTTAAATTCATCGGTTTCTAAAAATTTGATGATTAACTTTTGCATATAGCTAGAAATATCAGCACCTAAATCGTTAACGTCGGATTTGTCGAGCGTCGGCAGTGTTGAAAGTTGTTTATAAAACTGCTGAGCAATTAAACTGGCACCGGCATTTTTTATTGTGTACTGCTCTTGGACTTCCGCACAGCGTGTTAGCCCGCATGTGCGCAGGTAGGTGTTTGCAACCTGACTTCCTTTTTCTTTATATAGTGAGCCATATTTACGAGCAAAATAACTGCCTATAAATTGCGGAGTATCACTAAAAAACGGATGAAAATAATCGTATTCGTGTGGTATTTGCTCCCACAGCGGACGCTCAATGACAGTTAAATCTTTAGGTGTTCGGCGGCTGGTTGCGTATTGTGATTTGGGCTGGATATGCTGTGTTGGTAAATATTGCCCCACAGTTTGGTAAAAATCACGCATAGCCGAAAACAGGGCAAATTTAACCCTGTTGTTAATTGGCGGTAACGTCTGCGTGATTGTTGCCATTTTGCCTAAACCATGTCCGGTGTAAAAACGCCGATTATCTCTTTTGCGGGCTTGCGGTTGCCGTTGGCGGCAATAGATCGGGCAGCGCTGACTTCATAGATTTCAAAATCGTTAAAAATCTCTCTAACTAATGAATTATTGCTGTTAGATATAATCGCAGTTGCGCCCCTTCTTACTGCTGAAACTAGTAAATTGTGTAATCGCTTTGTTGTTTCAGCGTCGAATTTTCCGGGTGTGTAGCCTGTAAATATGCCATTTTCATCGTCGGAAATGTACGGCGGGTCGCAATAAATCACATCACCCCTTGTGGTATTTTCGATAACAGCGCTAAAATCAGCTCGTACTAGCTCAACCGGCACGGAAATCAATTTATTGCTAAATGCAATAAGTTCATCTTTTGGAAAATAAATGCTTTTATGACTACCAATCGGAACATTAAATTCTCCTTTGGCGTTATAACGACAAACACCATTGAAACAGTGACGATTCAGGTAAATAAACTCGGCGGCACGCTGTACCGACAATAATAATGTGGAGTTATTGAATCGAGATCTAACATCGTAAAAATCGGGTTGGCTATCAAATAGTGATTTAGTTTCATTTAGCAATCTAGCGAGATCATCTCGTAACCACCTGTAAACATTTATTAAATCACAGTTTTTATCGCACAGCACATAGCTATCATAATTAGTATTGATGAAAACATTACCCGCCCCAACGAACGGCTCAATAAACCGTTTACCACCAGGCAGATGTGGGAGTAATTGAGGGATTAGTCGGCTTTTGCTACCGACCCACTTTAAAAATGATTTTTTCATATTCATTTGCTAGCCTTGATCCATAAACACTCATTGCGGATAATTGCCCCTCGTTGAGTTGCTGCGCGGGCGTTAGTAGAGTGTTTTGTCCAGCCTTTTAGGTAGTCGTTGTATAAATCATTGTTATAACCAGAGAGGACAACAGATCCGGACAATGATGTCAGTTTTTTTAATAACATTTCATGGTCTGCGAATGTCATCTCATATTGATAACCGTTTTTGCTAGTTCTTGTTTGGTGAAGATATGGCGGGTCACAATAAAACAGGGTTTTGGGGGAGTCATGTTTATCGAATAATTCGATAGCTGGTACATTTTCAATAATAACGCCTTGCAGTCGTTTAACGACTAATAATAAATTATTGGGAATATTTGCCCACGTTGACGCATCAGTTGTTAGCCCTTTTTTTGTACTACCTGAAAAGCCGGAATTTTTTTGATGTATACCGTTTGATGAGAAAGACATAAACGATCTAATCAATAATTGACTTGCTTGTATTAGCTCACAGTTACTTTCTGAATAACACGCGTTTAGATATTCTTCACGATGAAACGGTGTTAGCGAAATCAATTTAATTAATTTATGGGCATCAGCGGGATTGCGTAAAATTTTAAACAAATTGAAAACTGAACGATCGATATCGTTGTAAACTTCTCGAGGCAGCCTATCTTTTAACAATAACACACTCCCGGCGCCGCCGAATGGTTCGACGTAAACTTCATGAGCAGGAAAGTGCGAAATAATCCACGGCGCCAACCGAAATTTGCCCCCAAAATAGCGCAATAGAGGATGTTTTATTTTAATTTTCATATGTATCTCAAGCCTTAATTTAAGTGGCCACGTAAGCCACTTATTTAGTTAAATAAATAAACGTGTTTTATTCGGCAAGCCTTGGGTCTTCTTCATGAGCAATTTTTTTTTGCGTTTTCTTAATGCGTGATGAATCTAGTTCTAGCGCTGGTGAAAACCAGTTCTGACCAAAAATTGCCTTATCAAATTCTGTTTTGTTGATTTGCTCGCTCAGTTTGTCACGCAAGTAGCCCGGAATTTTAAAGCCCATGGCGCGCCCTCTGTTCTTCTTCTTCTTGACAATCGACACATAAACTCACTCCGGGTATTGCGTCGCGTCGCGCCTGCGGAATTGGATCGCTGCATTGGCAACAATAAAGAGCAGATTTACCACGATATACAGTTGCATTACTTAATGCCGCCGTTAATGCATTATCAATCTGCGATTGCGCTTTATCTGCTATATCAGCCATGATGATCTCCTCGCATTTCTGAACGCATTTTTTCGACTTCCTGATCGAGTAGCTCGGCTGCTTCAGTTGGCGTCATGTCGTTAGTTCTGATATGAGCTGCTAATCGTTCTAATTTTGATGTAAAAACATCGCATAAACCTATTTTTAAGCCATATCTAGCCATGCTTAAGGCTTCTTCAAATTGCGCTACGGTAAAAGTACTCATTTATGCCACCTTCCTAATTTCTTTTTTAAAATCCACATCTTCACAAAGTGAAAATGCATCGATAATTGTTTGTAGCCGTCTTAAGCCTTTTTTCAGGTTGTCTAATTCCTGATCTGACAAATCGTCATAACTCATACTGTACGTATGTAAAAACGAGCTATTGCTGTTATAAATTGTTGTGGTGCGAGGTCTAATACCCGCAGCATCTAATAACAATCTTTTTTGTCCGGGTTTTAGATTGTTAAATGCAGTACGGGCTAGGCTCCGCTTACCGCTTAGGATTTGGTGAAACTCACGCAAGTAGCTTCGTGGGTTAATGTTGGTTGTTTGCATTTCCTATTCCCCCATAAACTTAAATTCGCCCGGGGTGATTTGAACGGTTGCAATTTCACGACTGCGGGTGCTGTAATGCTTATTAACTTTATCGAACGCCGTTATAAGTTGCTCAGCAAGAGAAACCGGATCTAAGTGCAGATTTTCTGCACTTTTTAATATCGCCTCTTGTATAGCTCTGCACTCCCAGTTATTGACTGGTATAACATCTACTGTCATGCTCATTCCTTTATTTCTTACAAGTTAATTTAGTGACTTTGCCATTTGGCTTTTCGAGCCAACCGTTTGAATTATGTTTGTTGACTTGGATGTAAATAGTTGTCGGCACTTCGGCTGACTTTGGACTCAAATAGATAGCGATGCTCATTATTCTGTCCCCTCGATATTGATAGTTAAATTTCCCTTGTAGCTGGCGGCGCCCTCAAGAGTAAGCGCAACCATGTTGATCAATGGTGTTTCACGACTTGCTGACCCTGCGGTACTATGTTTTTTACGGATTGGTAATTCGCCGTTTCGAATTTTGTTTTTAACTGTTGCCACAGGGATTTTTGCTAAATCAGCAAATTGTTGGGCTGTGACATATGGGGCTGTAATAGCTATTGCAATTTGGACTGTCATAGTGTTTAATCCTTTAATTAGTGTTTATTAGTGATTATTAGTTATTAATGATGCAAATAAATGATGATTCATCATAAATATAGTGAAATGTTTTGTCAATATTAAATATGATGATTTGTCATATTTTTTTATTTAATGAGGAAATGATCTTGATTGAATTTGATAATTGTAAGTCTGTTGTAAACAGAATTATGCAGGCATATAAAGTTAAAAAAGCAAAAGAGTTGGCTGAAATATGGGGGATATCTGCAAGTGTTATTGCGAGTAGAATTTTAAGAAACTCATTGCCTTATGACTTCGTTTTAAAGTGTTTTATGGACACTAACGCTAATTTGATTTGGCTTTGTACTGGCGTGGGTAATCCCGGAGTAGAAGGTGTAAAAATAGAAAATAACTCTATTAACCTTTCAAGCGAGGATTTAGAAAAATTAGAAAGAATAGCTGCTTTAAAAAAAGACGGAGCTATAACGGATGATGAATATATATTATTAAAAAATAGTATTTTTAACAAATAGGAAACAATGTAAATAACTGTTTAAAAATTAGGTGATGAGTATGACAATCTTGGAGTTTTTGCTACAAACAATTGAAGAAGGTAAGGAACTAAGGATTATTTATCACGGCGGATCAAAACCGGGAGAAGAAAGAGTGATCATCCCTCGATACATGGAAGGGGGAACGCTTAAAGCTGTAGATACAAAATACAATCGTGTTAAATCATTTAGTTTAAAAAAAATAGAAATTCTTGACCAAAATAATGAAGTAATAAAGTTTGATTTATTTGAACTTCAACAAGAACAAAAGATAGAAATTATTCCATATTTAACTATTGAGCAAATTTATACTACTTATAAAGACACATTAGAAGGTTTGGGATGGCAAGTTTTCTTCGGTGATAGTGTTGACGATTATTTTAACAAAATCACTTATCTTTCACTCCACGATTCTTTTAAAAACGGGAAACCAAAAGCAAAGCCAACGGTCTTAATTTATCAATCATCATCAAAACACAGGCCTTATGGTGTTGGTAGCGAAAGAATGGATACAAGAACCTACTCAAGTTTAGAAAATGCATTAAAGCTATTCTTAGAAGAAGCCAAAAACTGCGAAATTAAAAATCCATTAAAATTAGGAAGATAGGAAAATGAAAAAAATAATTGCAATTTTGTTAATGATGTTATCAGTATCCACTTTTGCTGCAACTAAAGAGCAGTGCAAAATAGCTAACGAAATGCTAGAACTTGACGGCGAGCTGATGCTAAAAATAAAGGACACGCTACTTGCTCCTGATTTCGACAAAAGCACGACAGACGAATGGACGGATGAATTTTTAAGGGATTATATTACAGTTATTATGATGCACTCCCTACAAAAAGATAACAGCGAACCAGTGTTATTGGCTCAAACAATGACAGTTAAGATTTTTGCGTTTAGTCAGTTATCCCTTAATTACGTTGCAGATAAAAGCGACCAAAATAAAAAATTAGTCAAGGAAATGGTTGCTAATATGGGCGAAATTAGCAAACGTTTAAACTCGCTATGCCCCGGCTACAAACCTAAGGGATAAATTTGCATGAGCGTACGTAAAAATAGTAATGGCAAATGGTTGTTTGAAAAATATTTAGAAGGTGGCAGACGCATTCGCAAGACATTTACAACTAAGGGCGAAGCGTTGGCATATGAAAGTTACATCGAAGAACAAGCAGCAATTAAGCCGTGGGTGGCTGAAAAACAAGATCGGCGGCGGTTATCAGATTTAGTTAATACGTGGTATTTATCACATGGTAAAACTCTGGAAGACGGCGAACGAGAAAAGCGAATACTTGATTTTATCTGTGAAAGTTTGGGCGATCCTTTGGCTGATAATTTTACAGCCAAGGATTTTACTAACTATCGCCAAAAGCGATTGAATGGTGAAATTTATAGGGTCAAGTCTAAAAAAGTTGTTTCAAAACGCACTCTAAACTTGGAACTAGTTTATTTTCGTTCTGTATTCAATGAATTAAAACGGCTTGGAGAATGGGACAAACCCAACCCGTTAGATAACATTAAACAATTTAAAACATCCGAGCAAGAAATGGCGTACTTTACGGCAGATCAAATTGATGCCGTGCTTGCTGAATCAGCATTAAGTACAGATAAAGAGCTGCTAATAAAAGTAAAGATCGGGCTATCAACAGGTGCCCGCTGGTCTGAAATATGTGATCTAAAAGGCTCACAAATAAAAGACGGTCGGATTACGTTCATCAAAACAAAGGGACGCCGTAATCGAACGGTACCAATAACACAAGAATTACTAAATGAATTGCCGAAAACAAAGGGAAGGCTATTTAAATGTAACATTAGTGATAAATATTTCCGTAAAATGATTGAAAAGTGCGGCATTGATTTACCTGACGGTCAATTAACCCATGTATTACGCCACACTTTCGCCAGTCATTTTATGATGAATGGTGGCAACATATTGGTACTACAAAAAATCCTAGGTCACACTGATATAAAAGTCACAATGAGATATGCGCATTTTGCACCCGATCATTTAGAGGAAGCGGTGATATTAAACCCTCTAATCAAACGTTAAAAAATGGCGGTAAAATGGCGGTCGAGTTAGATTTTATTAGTATTTATTGTTGTTTATTGTGTCCTTAACCATTTGATTTATTTGTAAGTTATTGTTTTTTAAAAACTATATCAAGGATTGCAAATCCGTCTACCTCGGTTCGACTCCGGGACGCGCCTCCATTTAAATTAATCATTTTTCTGTTTTATTGAGCTTCATTTATTTTTCAATTTGGCAATCATAATATTATCAATATTAACTATGAGCTACTTTAATTATCACGCGAAAGCGAAGAAGCTAATCAAGAATGGCGATCTTGTTAGGTATGAATTTGTTGATGATTGGAATGGTATTAAACCTGCGTTAGTTTTATATTTTAAAAATGCTAATCCTATGCCGATTAGAGAATATCGGTGGGATGAATATTTGCCATTGTTGAATTCCTCATTTGAATAA